GTCGAGCTGGGCGAAGAGGTCGACGTACGCGGCGCGCGACTCGGTCACCTGGTACTCGCCCGCGTTCAGCAGGAGCACGTGCCGCCCCGGCAGCAGGCACCCCTCGGTGTCGTCCTTCGTGTTGCCGGCGTGAATGCGAATGCCCGAGAAGCCGGGCACGTCCATCACGAGGGGCATGTCGACGCCGAAGCGCGGCGAGTGGGTGATTTCCACTCGGTACTTGCCCTCGGGAATGGCCGTCTGCCGCGGCACCTTCACGCCGGGCGCACGGGCGGTGTCCTCAAGCATGAAGCAGGCGTGCACGCCGTCAATGCGCAGCACGCTCACGGTGCATCGGGGCGTCAGCACCACGCGAATGAGCTCGAGCTTCACGGTCCACCGTCCTTCGCTGGGGCCTCGAGCCGCTCTTGGCGCTGGCCGGTCATCACGGCCTTGTAGAGAGCGCGAATGTCCCGCTGCACCTCGGTCACGTCAGCCTTGATGGCCGCGTGCACGTCGGCGGAGTCGCGCTCGTGTCGCTGCAGGCGCACCTCGAGCTCGGCCGCCTGCTTCGCTGTGGCGGTGACGCCGGCGTCGACCTGGGTCCGCACCACCTGCGCGAGTGCGTGCTGCCCATAGAGTACGGCCCCGCCGATGACGATGGCGAAGGCCGCCAACATCATGGCCTCGCGCCCGAGAGCGCGCTTCACAGTGACCGCGAACATCTCGGGGATGCTGGGCGTCTTCTCGTCGCTCACGGGCTCACCTTGGGGCGCTGGGCGAAGGACTCGGCCACGCGGCTGCCGCTGTACGTGCCGACGAGCGAGACGAGGGCGATGCAGTACTCACCCCAGCCCGCGCCGTTGCCGGTGCGCGCGACCACGAAGAGGAAGACGAGCGTCAGCACGCCCATTCCGATGAGCGCGAGGTGAAGCTTGGAGCTGCGCCAGCCACTGCGAGCATTCACGGATGCACCCCCATCAGCGCGATGCCCAACACCAGCAGCACGAGGCCAACGGCAGTGCGACGGCTTGCGCGCCTCTCGGCGGGCTCGAGACACCGCTCTTCGTGGCCCCAGCGGAGGCGCCGCAGACGCCCGCCGCAGGTCGAGCACATCGCCTCATAGCGACCCATGGAAGGCAGGGTGGAGCGCAACTGGACCGCCCAGCTACACCCTCCGACGTCGCCCGGAGCTGAGTCGCCAGCGGCGAAGCTCGTTGTTGGGCGGCGCGTACGGGGCTCCGTGCGCCACGAAGAAGGCCGCCACCGAAGGCCCCGGCAGCGTGGCGGAGACTTCCGCCGTGATGCTGCTCGCAAAGGTGGCGCTGATGTTCGACGACGGGGCCGGGAGCGTCGCCGACAGGGCGACGGCCACGCCGTGGGCGCCACCGATGGCGACACCAGGCGCAGGCAGGGTCGACGACAGGGCCGCGCTGACGCCGTGCGCCGCAGCAATGCTTGAGCTCGGCGCCGGCAGCGTGCTCGAGATGGCGGCGGAGACGCCGTGCGACGCAGAGAGAGCGCTGGTGGGCGCAGGCAGCGTCGAGCTGACAGCCGCAGCGACGCCATGGGCCGCGGCAATGCTCGACGTCGGCCCCGGAAGGGTCGAACTGATGTCGGCGGTGACAGAACCGCCGCCCGTGCCGACCAGCGCAAGGAGGAGCGACACGGCGGACCTCCCTCAGCTGCTCAGATGAAGACGGCGTCGAAGGTCACGATGAACATGATGACGCCCGTCGTCGTGACCGTGCCCACGTTCTTGGCGGCAATGGCGACGAATTCGCCCGGAAGCACCGCGATGGGGTTGGCGAAAGCCATGTACTGCCCACCCACTGAGCCGAGCGTGCCGACCGCCGCGTTGAGCGCAAGCGTCTCGAGCCCGATGGGCAGGCGCCGCGGGGCCTTGGTGGTCGCACCTTCGGCCGTGGCCAGCGACAGGGCCGTGTGGCCGTAGCAGAACGAGTACTCGTAGAGCACCGGGCCGCCCGCCAGCACCGTGGTGACGATGCTCTGAATGCGCACGCCCTTGATGAGCAGCGTCTTGGCGGGGATGGCGCTGGTAGGCAGGGGATTCTGGTAGCTGCAGACGATGCCGTCGGTGTTGGCGGCCAGCGTCGGAAGCGCAGCGAACTGCCCGCCCAACCCCGAGCCCAGCGCCGCGGTGGTGTTCGTCATCGCGGCGCCAGCACCCGGCGCCAGCGAGTTGGTGAGCAGCGCGGTGCTGCCCATGGTGTGGCCCGTCTGCCCCTGCGAGCCGTGCTTCCCGCCGATGGCCATGAGCGTGGGCGTGTCGATGGCGAGCCCGACGGCGTCCTGCAACCCGACGCAAAGGTAGCCGATGCGCAGCTGCACGGCGAGCGACGGCACGCCGCTGTTGTACACGCGCGCGAAGAAGGGCTGAGCGGGCGCGTAGACCGGAAAGCCAGCGGTGACGGGCGTCGAGATGACGGCCTGCACCACGCCATTGATGGCGAAGAAGACACGATCGTTCTCGACCGTGATTTTGTAGCGGTGCATCACGTTGTCGGCCGGCGCTGTCAACGGCCCGCTCTGCACCTCGGTGCCGTTGACGTTGATGACCGCGAGCAGCTGGCCCGACGCGTTGTACCGGAAGAAGGCGCCGTCAGTGGGGGCCGCCGTGCCGGTCGCAATGCCGAAACCCATCTCGACCACGCAGTTGTTCTGCGGCGGCTGAGTCAGCAGCGCATCGAACGTCGTGTAGGTCGCGAGATCCGCGAAGAAGGGAAGGTGCGCATACGTCGAGACGCGCGCCACCGTGGCTGTGGTGGTGAGGTTGGATGCGTTGAGGTTGAGCGTGCCGCCCGCTGTCGTCACCGTCATCGTCGTGACCGGCGCCGTGAAGACGGCGGAGTTCAACGTGGTGTTGTTGAAGAACTCGTTGAGCAACGCGACCGGCTGCCCGACCGAGAGGCGCCCCTGAGCCGACGTGCGAATCTCTTCGACGAGAATCCCGGCAGGGTCCCCGCTCCCCGAGAGCTCGCCGGCGAGTTGCACGAAGCCCGCCTGATTCGGAATGACGGGCAGCGCTACCTTGAGGTTGTTGTTGGAGTCGACCTCAGCGAGGTTGCTCGTGCCGCGAATGTTGGTGTCCAACGCCATGGTGTGTCTCCTCAGTCAGCCCAGACGAACTGCAGGGTGAATTGCCCGGTGAGCTTCTCGGTGCTGCGGGCGTAGATGGTGAAGCCGGTGCCAGAAACGACGTCGCCGCACGAGAGACCGGTGAAGAGCGCCGCGTACGAGTGGTCGTTCACTGAGTGACTCGCCGACGTGCTGCGCATGAAGAAGGCCTCGACCTTCGCGCTGCCGCCGATGCCCGTGACGCCGGTGACGACGACAGAGGCCTCATTCGCCCCAGGCATCGCGCCGAAGTCGATGGTGGCGGTGCCGGTGCCCGATGCCATTCAGCCCTCCGTCAGCCAGCCCTGTTCGGGACCGGCAGCACCGTGACGGGCTTCACCAGCTGCTGCGGCTCGTTCTGCTGGGCCAGCACGACGCCCTTCGCGAGCTCGAGCATGCCCAGCGCCAACACCTTGTCGGTGGGGCCGCTGAAGGTGAGCTGCCCATCGCGGGTAAACTCGATGGTGATGCGAATCGCCTGGCTCATGCGCCACCTTCCGGGAAGCTCCAGCTGTTGATTTGCACGGGCCCGCCCGCCACCAGCGCCAGCGTGTTGATGTTCATGTCGGCGCCCGACACGCCCACCGTGCCCTGAAGCACCGCAACGCCCGCCGAGGTGGTGACGCGCCAGTAGCCCGCAGTGCCCGTGGCGCTCGCGTTGACGTTGGCTGGCAGGGTCGGCGACAGCGTTCCGCCAGATGCCGCAGGAGCGAATGGGCTGCCCAGCGTGTGCTCGGCCAGCAACGTCCCAGACTGCGCAGTCGCCACGTCGGCAGGCAGCGAGCCGGTGAGAATGCGCAGACGCCCGCCGCTCCCCACTGCCGCCGTCACTGCGTCTGCACGCGCGTTGCGAGCTGCCATGGAGAGCTGCAGGGCCATGCCGGGTTTGTCCGCCGCAGGTGGACCGCCGAGCTACACCGCTGAACGGGTGTCGCGTGGCGCGTCGGCTCGTAGGCGGTAGGGTTGGAGCATGACTGGTCGAGTTCTTGTCCTGGCGGTGGTGATGGCTGGGTGCGCCCCCATCGACGGCTCCACGTGCGAGGAGGAGGCAGCGACGCAGTGTGACGGGGCGCGCGTCGCGTACTGCGAGCGCGCCAGCCTGGGCGGCCTGAAGTGGAAGGCGTACGACTGTCCGAGCGGGTGCGATTCACTCAAGGCAAGGAAGTGTGACTGGAACGGGGTCGACGCCGGCGCCGCATGTCCGGCCAACCAGGCGTCGCAGGCGAACTGCCCGGGCGATGGCCGCCTCATGCTTTGTCTGTCGGCCGACGATGGCGGCGTGTGGGTCGACGCCCCGTGCGAGCGGTGCGTGGCCGGCGCACCAACGAGCTCCGTTCTGAACTGCAACGGCATTTCGTGCGCCTGCCGTTAGGTTGAAGGTCGCTCGCCCCACACAGCAAGAGAGAAGTTGAAGTCCGTGCGTGCCCACGAGGGAGCCCGCTCCCACGTCGAGACGATGACCAGCGACCCGCTCGGCCCGCTAGAGATAAAGCACGTCGCCTTCCGCTCGACACCCGTAGTTGCTCGAGGCGTGGCCACACAGAAGAAGTTCTGCGAGGTCGCGAGGTAGATTCGCCACTGCCCCGTGCCGATGCGCTGCGGTGCGATGGTTCCGAAGATGCCGCCAGAGAGGCTGGCCCCCAGCGAAGGCGTGATGCCCGACGTACTGTCGATGAAGAAGTCAGCGGTCGCGCGCGCGATGAGGATGTCGTTGTGCTTGCCCGGCACGTTCCTTTGCCAGAACGGCGAGCCTGCAGTCGCCGACGTCGGCACGAGGTGTTTCAATTCGTAGATGTCGAGCACCGCCTCGCCGTTGTCGTTCGCCTGGTTGAGCGACTGGAAGCCTACCGCATGGTCCCGCACCGTCTTCGGAAGCTTGACGTACGTCATGCCGTCACCCCGAACATTGCCGCCGAGAAGGTGCGGTCGGCCCGCGCCCAGTTCGTCCCGTCGAAGGCGTAGATGTAGAAGCGAAACTTTGACGTCCCCGCGCCCGTGCCGAAGCCCGCGCCGTTGATGACGCACAGCTCGTTCGGCGTCGCCGGCTGCACCTCGGGGAAGCAGGCCATCGTGTTGAGCGAGGTGAAGTTGCCGTCCATGAAGACGTCGATGACGCCGAGCGACACGCGAGACACCGAAGCAACGCCGTCAGCCCACACGCGCGTGTACGCCGTGGGCGCGTACGTGAAGAAGCCCACCGCCTTGGCGATGCGGTTGACGTTGTGCGCGCCGGCCGCCGTGTGCTCGAGCAGCGAGGCCTTGCGGATGATGCCCTGATTCTGAGCAAGGGCGCTCCAGTCGGTGGCCGCTTCGGTGAGCCAGTCGCGGCGGCGCTTCAGCGTGCGGCTGAGCAGCAACGACGTACTGTGGGGCTGAGCCGGCGCATGTACCGCGACGTCGACGTTTCGATTGACCGCCGCCCATGCGTCGCCCGACCCCAGGGCACTGGTGAGCCACTCGACGCGGAGCCGCACAGAGGTCGCCGACACCGTCTCTGTGGTGATGAGGTGGGGCTTTGCCTCGATGCCCGAGCCGCAGACGTTCGCGAGCACACTCGAGAGAAATTTGCCGCTCGCGTCCGTAGGGATGAACCCCGAGGTGACATTGAGCGTGTACTCGCCGGTGGCTGGGCGAGCGAGCGTGCCGCCGCCGTACGCCGTGTCGAAGAGGTGACCCGTGGGCGGGGAGCCGTCGACCATGTGCCCCAGCACCCAAGGGATTTCCTGCGCGTTGTGCTCCCCGTCGCTGAAGTGCTCCGCGCGTGCGAGCTCGTCGATGGCCTCCGCGTTCACCTGCAGCTGATTGACGGTGCCCGGCCCGAGCGGCTCCTGTCGGGCAAAGGCATTTAGCGGTGTGTAGCGGAACGGAGGCGGCATGGTGTCACCCTGAGATGAGGCGGTTGCCCGTTGCGGTGTCTGAGGTGGTGCCGCTGGCGTTCGTCACCTTGCCGTACATGGCGCCGCCGCTCGGGTAGTTGCTCGGATCGCTGATGGCCGTCGGGTACGTTGTCGCCCCGCGCTGAATCGACCAGTCGGCGTTGATCACTATGCCCGTGGGGATGGCTGCAGCGGCCCCCGTCTCGTCCACAACCGTCACTTGGAACGTGGCTGAAATGGTGACGATTCGAAACGCTGCGTTGCGCGTGAAAACGTCGTCGGCCTGCGTCGAATCACGGAGGATGAGGATGTCGCCGACCTGCACTCCCATCGTCGTGAGGTTGATGGTGCCTGTGAACTCCACGAGGTCAGAGCCGTCGGTGCTGGCGCTCCCGGTCAGCACGCCCTTGCTGCGCACGAGCAGCGTCTCGTCGTCGAGCAGGTACTGGCGCTCGTCGCTCGCGTCCTGCCGCCAGATGGCCTCAATCTCCACGGAATCGTCGCCGCTGGCGTAGGTGAGCCCCTCAATCTGAAACCACGTCTTTGCGTACGGGCCGCCAATGCTGGGCCCACGGGTCCACGTGAAGGCGAAGTAGCTGCCGAGATCGAGCAGCATCACGCGGATGTTCGTCTTGAAGCGGATTCGAGGGCGGGCCTCGGTGTCGATGCTGGTGCGCCAACCAAAGGGCGAGCGGGCCTGTTGCCGGTAGGGGCGCCAGCCCTGCTCGTACTTCGCTTCGATGATGCGGTCGGCGAGCGCGATGCCCGCCCCCGCCGTCAGGGTCGCAAAGTCGAAGGGCCCCGCGTAGGCAGGCATCGTCATGCCTTCGGCTTCGTAGATTTTCCCGCCTGTGAAGAAGATGCGGTTGGCCGGGGAGAAGCGCTCGCCATCGCCCGGGATGTCGTCGACGACATCGCGCACCTGCGTCTCCGGGATGTCAATGAGGGCCGCCGCCTGCGTCGCGATGGTGAAGTCACGCACGTCGCTCGAGAAGGCAAAGAGGCCATCGTTGTTGATAAAGACATCGATGTCGCTCGACTGCGCCAGCGCGGTGATGACGGCTCGAAGCGAGGGAGGGCGGTACCACGAGTCGGGGCGGCGGTCGGTCCACGGCGCGACGACGCCGGCGCACGCAGCGTTCGGACACCCCCTGCGAATGCGCCCGCGCGAGACGGCGTCCACCGTCACGGCCGCATCGCTGTAGTGCGTGGCGAGATCCGTCAGAACGTCGGTCGCGTGCTGCACTGCGCTGACGGTGTGCGTGCGCGCGGAGAGCGGGAAGCCCTGAACGTACCATGCCGTGACGCCAGCGGCGGCGTTGCCGTACTGGATGTTGGATGCGTTGTTCGATGCGTAGTCGCGCATCTTGTAGACGGCGGTCGGCGGGTAGCCGCCCTGCCATTCGTTGGCGAAGTCGGTCGACTCGTAGGTGATGGCGCCGTTGGTGCCCGTGGCCGGGTTCTGACGGTCGACCGCCTTGCCACCAAACAGCCAATACAAGCCGCTCGTCATGTTGCCGACATTCCCGAGGTCGGCTCGCACAACGAGATAGATGATTTTGAACGTCTTGCTGCCGACCGTGATTGAGGGGCTGCGCTCGACGCTCCACACAGTCGTGGGCGCGCCACCCCCGCTGGTGACGGTCCTGGGGACGTCGTAGAGGCCTCCGGGGACAGCAGGAGTGCCAGCCCAGTTGATCCGCAGCGCGGTGATTTCTGTGCTCGAGGCCGCCCCGGCGTCTGTCGTGCAGCAGATGGGGACGATGACCTTGTTCTGGTACGCCGCGTCCACCGTCCCGAGCGGGATGAGATGTGGGAAGGCGCGCACCCAGTCCTCACCGAAGGCGAGTTGAACCGGCGTGGACTCTTCTCCGTCGAGCACATCGGGGCGGCCGTAGCCATTCTTCAGCGGGTTGTTCGCCGTCGTGCCGACTGCCGCCCAGTTGTCGAGCGTGGGCAGTGACGCGGCCTCGGCCAGCCGCCCCATGATGTCGTCGCCGAGTTGCAGCGTCACCTTGGAGTCGTCGCGGCGCGGCGGCTCCGAGAGCATGAAGGTCCCGAGAGAGCGCGTGTCGGCCGTGCCCACGGGGTTGCTGACTTCGTAGAGCGCGAGGTACAGCTTGATGCGCACCTTCATTGCGGTGGCGATGTTCGGCCGCCCACACAGCCAATCGAGCCCGCCGTCGGCGTTGTCGAGGACGAGCTCGCACGTCGCAGACGTGGCCACGCGACTCTGCCCGAAGCCGCGCCGCACCGGAGACAACGAGAGCACGCGACTCGCGCGGCCCTGGGCGTTGGGCCTCGAGGTCGGGCTGCCCCCGTAAAGCCCTGCCTTGTCGGCGTACCGCGCCTCCATCGTGACGAAGTTGTCGAGCGACATGTCGACGAGAATGGCGCGACCGATGCCTTCGGTGGCGAGGAGGGAGGCAAGACTCACGAGCCCACCTCACGACCCAGCCCCACGAGCGTCAGGCTGTCGATGCCAAAGAGGCGGAAGTCATTCTCCGTCCATCCGAGCGTGTCCTGAAACTTGCCCCACAGGCACTGCAGCGCTGCAGAGGTGGCCGCTGTTGCGGTCGACTCAATGAAGTCGATGAAGAGGACGTTGATGGCGCCGCCTCGCGTGGCGCGCCACATCGCCATCACCTCGTTGCGCTGCGACGTCCCCTGTAGGTCGACGAAGGGCAACGACACGGTCCGAATGGGGCCACCTACGAAGGTGCTGCGCACGTTGCCGGTGCGCGACTCGTTGCGATTCTGCACGTAGCGCTCGGACTCTCCACTGCCGTACACGGGGTCTCGAGAGAGGACGCCGATGGTGGTGAGCGCCAGCAGCTCGCCCAGCGTGACGGTGAGCGTCCCGGTATGCGTGAACGTCAGCCGCCAGTAGCGACGCGAGACGGCGGGGAACTGCAGCACCGTGTCCTTCTGGTACGGCTCGTCGACGTTGAGGGTGGACGCCGCCTTCGCCGTTCCCGTGCCCGTCGTGAAGCCCGCGTCGCTCGCGTAGGTGACGGCCACCAAGCCGGCCGCCGCAGCCAGGTTGTGGTTGAGCAACGCAAAGCCCGAGAGACTCACCGCCGCGCCGAGGTCGATGGTGAGCGTCTGCCCGCTGGCCTGCGGCGTCGCGCTGCCGGCCACGAGTTCATCCATCACGCCGTCGTTGAGGCGCGCGCGGTTGTCCGTGAAGCCGCTGCTCCACGTGAACGAAGTGGCAGCGAGGCCAGCGAGCGCCTGCGTTACGGAGAATCCGCGGCTCATCCCGGCACCATGCCCATCAGGCCGACGTTGCCGCGCCCGGCCCGAATCGCGCGACGCAAGCCCAACCCGAAGTCAGACTCCACCGACTCGGCCACCGACTTCGCGTTGAGCGCCGAGACGTTGACGGTGAGGCTGGGCCCGCCCTTCGCCGCCGAGTCGACGCCGCCCTTGCCGCCCATGCGCTGCACCTCGTTCCTCGAGAGGACGCGCTCGCCCGACTGAAGAATGGCCGCGTGCTCGTCGGCGCCAATCCACGAGCCGGAGTGGTACCGGGGCAGCGTCGCCTCGTCGCCCACCCAGCCGCCCGAGTGGAACTTCTTGGGCATGTTGCCGCGGCTCCGGTTGGAGCGGCTCATCTCGCCGAAGCCCGCCTGAATGCCCATCGAGCCGAGGTTGCCGATGGCCGCGCCGAGAGCGGGCATGCCGTACGCCGTGCCGATGGCTGAGGCTGCGATGCTGAAGACGGCCGAGAGGATGGAGCCGACGAATTGCGCCGCGTCGAACTCGCCGCCGTCGGCCAGCTTCGCGAGTTGGTCGCTCAGTGCGTTGACGAAGGCCGCGCCGATTTGGTCACCGGTGGCCTTCCACTGGCGCTCCTTCGCTTCGATGCTCTGTCGGGCCTCTTGCGTGGCGCGCTTCTCGGCCTCCTCCTCGGCCTTGAGCATGTCCTCGGTTGCCTTGCGCTCCATCGCGGACTGCTGCTTCCACGAGTCGAGAGCCGCCTTCTCCTGGGCGTCGTGGTACTTCTGCCGCTCGGCGAGCGCCTGCGCGTACATCTGCCGGTCCGCCTCGAGCGCCTCCTCGTTCTGCTGCTGGATGAGCACCGACTGCTCGGCCATGCCGTCCTTCACGGCCGCCGTCTCCTCCTGCACGTACTCCTTCGTCAGCGTGAGGCTCTTCTTCGCGGCCTCCGCCGCCGCGTCGTGCATGCCCTTGTTCGTGGTGCCGGTGACGGAGGGAAGCGTCAGCTCCTTACTCTTGCCGACGAGGGCATCGAGCTTCGCCTGCGCCCGGTCCATGTCCTCGGTGAACATCTTGATGATGGTGTCGGACTGGCCCTCCATCATCGCTTCGTTCAGCTCGTACTGCGCATCAGTGAGCGCCTGCTTCGCGTTGGCGAGGTCGAGCGCACGAATCTTCTCGTCGAGCTCACCACGCGAGCGCTTCTGCGTGATGAACTCGTCCATCTCGCGCAGCGCCGAGGTGAGCGCCCCGACGGCCCCCGCCTCCTGCATGAAGCCCGCGATGGACTCGCCGATGCTCTTCTGCAGGTCGTCGAAGGCGAGCCCCGCGCCACGCAGCGAGCCGGTGAGCGACTCCGCGTCAGCGGTAGCCGCCCCGCCGAACTTCGCGTTGAGCGCTGCCACCGCCGCGGCGAGGTCCTTCCCCTTGTCGCCCGTCTCCGTGAAGTGAACACCCAGCTTCGCGAGACCCACGCCGCCCGACTCGACGTTGCGAATGAGGTCCTGCGTCGCGCCGACGGCGTCCTGCCCGGTGGCCGCCGCGTAGTTGAGGATGGCCTCTTCGACTTCCTTCGTCGCCGCGCCGACACCGCCCCACTGCGTGAGCAGAATCTCCGACTGCTTGATGATGTCGTCGTCGACCGCGTACAGCCGCGAGAGGGCTTCCGCCTGGTCGTCCAGCACGTCGGCGTAGTCGCCGGCCGCTCGAGCGAGCTGCCGCTGCACGCGCTCCGACTCGGCGTAGGCCTTCACCGCATCGACGCCGAAGCGCACCACCATCTCAGCGGCCGCCTTGGCGACATTCGCCAGCTCCTGCCACTTCACCACCGACTTGCCGACGTCGTCGCCGAGCTCGCCGACAGCGCCCCCCGCCTCGTTGAAGGCACCGACGGCGCCGCTTGCATCGCCGTTGAGTCGAATCTCGATGTCAGACACCGGCCGCCTCCTGTCGCAAGTACGCCTTCACCACTGCCGCCTCGCTCCGCATGAACGCCAGCCCGTCAGCGATGCGCTTCGGCCACGAGTCCCACACGCCGCCCGAGAAGGGGGGCGCGTCAACCCACTGCGACGTCGAGCGCCACACCGCCACGATGTCGGCCACCTTCGCGTGGGCCTCGTCGATGTCGACGAGCGCGAGGTGACGCGGCTGGGGAGCGGCGGGCTTGCCGTCCCTCCACTGCGGTGTCAGCCCGAAGAAGCCCATCGCCTGGTCTGCCTCCCACTTCAGCGGGCGCCCGTCTGCTTCGCGGCCTTCGCGGGCCTCTGGTCGCCCGTAGAGCGCGCCCCACCAGAGGACCGCAGCGAGAAAAGCTCGTCGGGCCCGGCCAGCGAATTGAAGCTGGTCAGCGCCGCGCTCAAGTCACGCAGCGCGCCCAGCCCCCGGTCCGCCATCGTCGAGACGAGCGCCACGTAGTCGCCGAAGGTGGCCAGCGGCTGGCCATCGACGGCGTGCGGCCCCTCGAAGACGCGCACGTACGGCGTCAGCGCCTCGGCCATGGCCGCGCGCACCCCGTCGACGGTGTCGGCCGTGCGAATGGCGGCGAAGACGCCCTCGAGTTGCTCCGCCGTCAGGCCCGCCGCCAACTCGAGGAAGAGCACCGGCCCGCCCTCGAGCTCTCGATTCTCCCCGATGTCGGGAGCCCACTTCTTCCAGCTCCACCTGCGCGTGAGCGTCGCCATGTGCGCCTCAGGTCAAGACGATGTTGAACGCGTCGTTGCCGTTGCCCGTGCCGCCGCGCACCCGGAGCGAGACGTCGACGATGGCGATGTCCGACGCCGTGTCGGGCGGGTTGAAGGTGACAATCTCGCAGTTGGGCGCGTTGAACGTGACGATGCCGCCCGCGCCGGTGCCCTGCACGAGAGCGAGCGCGAGGTTGGGGCGAGCCGTGGCCTTGCCCATCATCGACACCGCGTCACCGCTGAGCACCATCTGCATCTGCACCTTCACCGCGGTGCGCGTGTACTTCGCGCCCTGCGAGTAGCGGCTGCCCGTCTCGGGCTCGAGCAGGTCCATGCCGGTGGTGATGTCGACCGACCAGCTGCGCACGCGCGTCGCCACGCCGCCGAGCGTCACCGTCGAAACGGGCTCCGCGATGGGCGAGCCGGTGAAGGTGGGCGTCGGGCGGAACGGCACGAGGGGCTGCGCAGTGTGTGCCGCCGCGGTGGAGCCGAGCGCGCCACGCACGATGGTGGCCGACGTGCCGCCCGGCGTGCAGGCCGTCACCTGAATGACTTCGGCCTCACACTGGTAGTACCCAAGGCCGAGCCGGTACGACTCTTCGGCCGTGATGGTGAGCGACGTCACCACGCCAGAGGCGAGGGTGATGGAGTCGATGCGGCCCAGCACGCCCGCCTGCCCGGCCGCCGTCGTCTTGCCGATGCCCACGCCCGCGAACTTGGCCATCAACTCGGAGCCGCCGCCCTCGAGGCGCAGCGACTTCGCGACGCAGCCGCGCAGCACTTCGGCCTCGTGCACCGCCAGGCCGTTACCGAGGAAGCGCGTCAGCGACACGCCGGCGAAGGCCCCGCCCTCGAGCGGCTGCCCGGGCGCGGTGATGGTGACGTTCGAGCCGCCGTTGATGGTGTGCAGCAGGCCCGCCGAGCGGAGGAAGGGCAGCAGCGGAGAGGCCGTGTCGACCGCCGCGCGGCTCTTCATCGACGTGTCGAAGGTCCACTCGCGAGGCATCACGCGCCCCTCGACGAAGCCCGACGTCTCGTCACGGCCGACGGCGCGGTCCTGCTTCGCGCGTACGATGCCGGCTTCAGCGCCGCCCAGGCTGCAGGCGATGGCCTCGACGGCCAGCAGCCCGTAGGCCGCAGTCGACGCAGGGGCAGGGGTGACGCCGAGAGTCGTCTCGGTCGCGGCGAGGACCAGCTCGTCCCAGGCATTCACAGGGTTGGCAGACATGGGTGCTTCCTTTCATTCGGGCCGCTGGAAGACGCGGACGTTGATGGTGAGTCGGGCGGTGTCGAACAGCACGCCAGGCACTTCGCTCAGCGCGAGCGGGTCCCCGGAGATGACGGTGTCGGTGAGGCTGGCCAGCTGAATGTCACCGGCTCGGCCGAGGTAGCTGCCTTCGGTGGTGAGCAGCAGCTCGCGCACCGCACGCACGCAGGAGGAAATCATCTCGCGGCTTCGGTGCGGCGGGGCCGCAGCACTGAAGGGGCGCCAGATGTCGGTGGTGATGGCGACGTTGAATGTGTCGCGGCGCAGGCCCGGGTGTGTCGGCCGCGTGGTGCGGTTGCCGAGCAGCACCCAGAAGCCTTGGCCCATGTCGGGCGCAGTGAGGGGGCGCCCGTCGACGACGCCACGCCACGAGGGCGAGACGAGGGCGCCGGCCTCGACGTGCTCCCCGCCCTCAGCCCAGCCCAGCGCCGCGTTGCCACCCGTGGGACCGAGGTCGCGAGCCACCAGCGCCACCGAGGGCGCACCCACGGCAGGCGCGAGCGTGCTGGTGAGCTGCACGCGCCCGGCGAAGTCGACCGACGCGGTGAGGTTGGGCACCGACGCCGCGTTGATGTCGTTGGCGATGGTGTTGGCTGACACCGCGCCGCCGCTGGTGAGCGTCACCTCGACGGGCGTGGCACCCTGCGACACCGACGAGAGCCGCAGCTTCGCGCCGCTGGGCACCACGAAGGGGCCGGCGAGGGCCGACTTGAGCACCGCGGGGCGCAGCGCGTTCAGCTGGGCCACCTTGGCCGGCAGGTAGCGCAGCAGGTACTCGCGCACGGCGGTGATGGCCAGCGCGTCAGGCTGCAGCCCGGGCGAGGCGCTGATGACGGTGCCGCCGCCACCCGAGACGAGCGGCTCCGTGTCGTAGGACCAGAAGGGCTGCGCGCTGCCCGTGGGCCCGAGAATGACGCCGACCGCCCCCGCCGCGAGGTCGCCCGCTGCCGGCGTGAAGGCGAAGAGGCTGGTCGAGCCGCCCGGCACGGGCGTCACGGTGAGGCTGGTGCCGCTGTACCCGGCCACCGTCGGCGCAGCGCCCGCCCACAGCGTGCCGTCGGGGTTGGTCACCACCACAGCGTCGAACTGGTTGCTGCCGTCGGGCAGGTACACGGGCACGGCCCAGTACCGGGGGAGGTTGCCCGCGCCGAAATCGACGAGCACCACCGTGCCCGCCAGTTCGTCTGCGTCGCTCGCGTTGATGCGCCACACGCCGGGCGCAGAGGCCACAGGCGTCACGCTGGGCGCGGTGCGAACGTTGCCCGCCCGGTCCCATGCAGACACACCGGGGCTGCCGCTGGTGAGCGGTGCGCCGGTCGAGTCGACAACAGGGACGGTGCGGGCGTCAGCCATGGCTCAGGGGTTCGCGGCGAGCCACGCCTGAAAGCGGGTGACGACCAACGCATCGCGCTGGTCGGTGAAGGTCTGCGTCTGAACGGTGGTGACGGTGGTGTCGGCCGTCGCCTTGTCGTGCAGAGCGGCGAGCTCGTGCAGCGTGTTGATGGCCTCGGCCAAATTCTCGCGGAAAGTGGCGGTGCCCTCGCTGTAGAGCGCGACCGCGAGGGTGGTGGCCTGCTGTTTCGGAGTGGGCATGTGTTCCTCAGAGGATGTTGGAGACCTGCCAGCTGAACGGGAGGGCTGCGGTGGCGTTGGCCGTGCCGCTCACGGTGAATGAGCCGGCAGCGGGGACCGCAATCAACTCTTTGCAGGTCGCATCGCGCGCGTGCTGCGTGATGATCACACGCGACGCTGCGGTGACGAGCGAGTTCGTGATGACGACCGACGAAGCACCGATGGCGATCGCGCTCTTCCCGGTCGGCTTGTTGATAGTCGCGGCACCGGGCGTGCCGGTTGAGTCGGTGCCCCACTGGTCGAGCGCGCCGAGTCGTGTCTTGAGGTAGACGGTTGCGCCCACGGAAAACTCGTAGCCGAACTCGCTCACCGCGTAGCCGTCGCTGAATCGGAGCCCGAAGTAGGTCGAGGTATTGTTGCCGAAGCGCAGCGACCCGGTGCCCGGCGCAGCCTCGATCTGCCACGACACGCCCGGCGTACCGTTGTCCCACTTGATAGCGTTCGATGAAGCGCCCCAGAACGTCAAGCCTCCCTTCTGAAAGAAGGCGCGCTCCACTTCGGTACCGCCTACACCGGTGCGCACTGAGAGCAGCTTCGCGCCCGCGTTGACGGTGCCATCGGCAACCGACGTGCCGACCTTGGTCGCAACGTCAGAAGCGCCAGCGCCCGTCTGCCCGAACAACTGCACGCCGACAGCGTTTGCTGCCTTGAAAACACCTGCATCACTCGTGAACTGACCCGAGCACCCCGCCGCGCCCGTGCCGGGGAAAAGTCCGAGATATGCGGCCGCACCGTTCCAGATGCCCGCCATACCGTCGCCTGTGCGGTACTGGAGTTTGACTCCGCCGCCGTCGCCATTGAACTCGAACGCCTGCGTGCTCGTCATGGCCGGGCCATTCTTGTTGACCCAGAATTTCTCTGTTTCCGATCCGCCAAGACCAGTGCGCACAGTCAGCAGTTTTGCGGTCGCGTTGGTTGATGCTTCTGAAGTGCTGGTGCCGACCTTCACGACGACGTCGCTCGCGCCCGTGCCGTTCGTGTTGAACAGGCTCGCGACCTGAATGCCCGCGCTGGCGATGATGGTGGAGAGGAACGTCTTCACGCCCTGCACTTGCTGCGCGATGGTGTTCAGGAACCCGCGCAACGTGCCGGAGGCGTCGGGCGGGGCAGAGGGAGTGCTCATCGTCGACCTCTGCCGGTGAGGGTGGGCGCGTCATCGTCGTTGCCCTTCACCTCGAGCACGCCGTTGCTGCCCTCGCGCACGGCCTCGCGCACGCCTGCAGCGATGGCCGACTGCAGGCCCCGCTCGAAGTCGTCGGCGAAGTCGAACACCGCGCGCGCCGGCATCTTCGCCGTGCCCGTCTGGTGGTAGCTGGCCCACGGCACGCCGACGGTGCCGAACGTCAGCTCGTTGCCCGTCACGTCACGCCGCGCGTTGGGCCCCGACTGCGTGAGGCCCGCCCGGAGTGCGCCACTGCGCTCGAGCAAGGGCTTGCCCGGGTAGTTGGCCTGCTTCCACTTCGCGTAGGCCACCGAGAGCGGCGCCCAGCTGCCTGAGCTGCCACGCCCGCGCGCGTCGAACTGCTTCGCCACCGACGACTCCATCAGCGGAATCAGCTTCGGCAGCACGTGCTTGCCGACGTTCGCCAGCTCTGCGCCCGCTCGCTCGACAGCGGCGGAGAAGCGACGCAGCCCGGCATCAGGCACACCGCCCACCTGGTACTCGACGCTGACGACGATGGCGCTCACAGCTCGTCCTTTCGACGCAGAACGGGGATGGCGTCGGACGCGTCCTCGTCGGAGCCGACGTCAATCAGCAGCTCGGAGATGTGGTCGGTCGGCCCGTCGGGCTCACTCGCTCCCACCGTGGCCCCCTCCCCGAGCCAGTCGGCGTTCGACTCGTCCACCCCTTCGAACCACTCGCTCACTTCGGCGCGCCAGGCTTTGGCCACCTCGGGGTCAACGCCCGTCATGTCGCGGGCGATGCGCAGCGCCACCATCATGCGCAGCTGCTGGCGGCAGCTGACGAAGGCCTCGGTGTTGGCGTCGTCCTCGACGGTGGTGTTCGCCGCGCGAAGGGCGGCGCCGAGACGACCGGCCGCTTCGGCGATGGCCTCTCCGATGGCCGCTTCCGACGGACGCGACGACGCGGTCCACGCATCGGCGTTGGGGAAGTGGTGCGAGCGGACGGACTCAGCCGTCACGCCGAAGAGTTGAAGTGCCATCGCCGAAGGGCCTCACGTCACTTCGAGTCGGACTTCTTCTCGGCCTTCTTCAGCTCGAGGTAGTGGCCGGTCGGGTCCATCTTCTCGGCCTGCTCCTTCGACAGCTCGAGCTCGTCGCCCACCTTCTTGGTGACGCGCTCGCCCTTGGGGCCCAGCACGACGACGCTGCCGTTCTTCACGATGTAGAGGCTCATGGGTTTCTCGGTGTGGTGTGGAAAGACGAAGAGCGCGCGGCCTCAGCGGGCACCGCGCGCTCAGTCACGTCAGTTGACGTTGTCGATGCGGTAGCCGGCGATGGCCTTGCCCGAGCCCGCCGAGTCGACCGCGCCGAACTGCAGGTCGTACCACCAGCCCTGGTAGAGGTACTTCATGCCCTCTTCCGCGCCTTCGGCCATCACGAGGTCCCGCTTCGTGTAGATGCCCGTCTTGACGGTGAAGTTGTTGGCGAACGACATCTGCCGCAGGCCCTGACGGCCCGACACGAAGCAGACGGCGAAGTCGCCCCACATGTCGGCGAGCGCATCCGCCGACGCGCCTTCCACGGCGGTCGTCGACGTCGCGCCGCACACGAGGATGCGCTTGAAGCCGAGCAGCGCGGCGATGGCCTGGTCGCTGGGCGTCATGCCGTTCGTGTACTGGAGGCGGTTGACAATCTGCGCGTTGGTGCGCAGGTGCTCCATCGTCACCCACGACACCGCGAGGGTGTCCGGCTCGGTGCCGCACTTGGTGCGGACCGCCAGACGCATCGTCTTCGCGTCGTCGATGGGCTTGCCGCCCGCCGCGCTCCACTCGAGACCGCCGCCGAGGGTGGAGGTGAGGCCGGTCGCGAAGTTGGCCGCGGCGACCTTGTTGATCATGTCGCGCTCCTTCGCCATCAGCAGCTTCGACGTGATGGTTTCGGCGGCGTCGAACTCGAGGTCCGCCACGGCCGCGTCGAAGTCGCGCTCGTCGCTCGGGTCGATGCGCGCGCCGTGCTCACGGAGCTCGCAGAGGCCCGACGTCTTGAACACGCCCCAGTCGGAGATGTTCGAACGCGCCTTGGTCGACTTCTTCACCACGGCCTCGCGCTTGTGGCTGAGGTCGTACTGGTACTTCGTGTACTGCGCCGTCTTCACGGGTTGAGGGGGGAAGACGAGGTCGGCGATGAAGTCCTTTCGGTCGACCATCACCTTCTGGGAGTAGTTGCTGACCGGGTCGGTCGTCTTGAACAGCGAGCCGTCGAGAGCCATCTGAGTGAGTCCTTCTGAAAGCGGGTTGGTGAGAGGGTGGAAGAGAAAGCCACTCGAGCCAGAAGCCCGAGCGGCAGAGCATCAGGGGACGACCGGGCCGCGGGTGTTCGGCGTCTTCAGCCTGATGGAGACCATCTCGCCGGCAGCCGCCGCCGCAGGACCGACCATCTTCCCGTGGGCGACGTTGCCCGTGGCCGCCGTGACAGCGCGACCCGACGCGTCGGAGGTGACTTCGGCGCCGGCCGCGATGATGCCGCCCGCCTCGATGACGGCCACGCCGTCGGTCTGAATCTCAAGCGCGCCGCCGACGGTGGACTGGCCCTCGGTCGCGACGCCGTCCGCGATTTCCGAGGCCGCCGCCACCTGCGTGGCGACGAAGTTGGCAGCCGTGAAGCGCACGAAGCGACGGCGCGTGATGGCCGCCGACGCGTAGCCGGTGAGAGACGAAACGCCCTGGTTGTTGGTGAGGCTCATGTGGTTTTCCTTGTGAGGGTGGGTGAGGCCGCGCCCTCACAAGCGCGCGGCGGGTGAGAGATTCAGGCCTCGGGCGCCGGGCGCTTCGACTTCGCGCTCGACGACGCGGCCAGCTTCAGCAGCTCCGGCTTCTCCGCCGCGAGACGCTTGCGGGCCTCGGAGTAGGTGAGGCCCGGGGTGTCCTTGCGGATGCGCTCGAGCTCGTCGTCGAGCTGCTGCGTCACCTGCTCAGGGGCCACGGCCTCGTCGCCACCCTTGCCGCGGATGCCGACCTCGCCAACGGGCACGATGGGCGTCGCCGCACCGAAGTGCTTCTTGGCGAACTCCATGCCCATCTTCAGGCAGATTTCCTTCGCGCTCTCGCGGTTCGCCGGGAGCAGCTTCTTCTCGCTCTCGAGCTTGACGAGGAAGGCGTCGACTTCGACGCCGAGGGCGTCCGACTTCGCCTTGGCGAGGTCGGCCTCGAGCTTCACGACAGTCTCGCGGGCCGCGGCCAGCTCCACCTTCAGCGGCTTCGAGGTGAACTCGACCTTCTCGTTCATCTCGTTGCCCAGTTTCAGGTTGTCCGCCTTCAGCTTGCGGACCGCCTCGGCGAGGGCTTCATCGGTGGTGACTTCGGGCATGGCGAAAAGCGACAGCAGCAACGTGCGCAGCATGGTGTTCTCCTGGGAAGGGTGAGGCGTGGATGAGGGTGCTCGGCCTGCCGCCACGCGAGGCAGGTCGAAAAGGAAGGGCTGATTCAGCAGCGCAGCGCCCAACAGCGTCGGGCCCTGGCGCTTGCCGGTGGTGGTGTCCCAGCCGTCGAGGGCGAAAGAGGGCGAGAGGCACCGCAGCTCGTCAGCGAGAATCCGCGCGCGGGCCGCAGCGGTCCACTTGATGAGCCCGTAGAGCCCGTCGTCGCGCAGCTCGAGCCCCTCAATCCACCCCGAAGCGATGGAGGTGGGGCTTTCGTCGTCGTGCCAGTAGTCGACCGGCAGGGGCGCCTTGTTGATGCGCTCCCAGTTGGCCACCATCTTCGCGAGGAACTCCCGCGACATGGTGATGGAGCCACCGGGGAAGTCGGGGCGGAACCGCTTCACGCCCACGGGGAACAGCATGTTCCACTTCGGAGCGTCGTCTCCGAGCGGAGCCAGCGCCTGCGAGTCGAAGCGCACCACATCGCGCTCACCAGAAGCCATGCGCGTCATTCGTCACCTGCCTCTTTCTTGCGGAACAGCAGCAGACAGCGGCACTTGTCGCGCCCGTCGCAGTTGCGGTCCGGTGGAGTGAGGCGGTCATGCGCGGGGGAGTCGAACTCCGCCGTCTGCCCGTCGGCCGCCTCGCACGTGGGGCACGTGTTGGTGTCCAGCACCGCGCTGCGCTCGACCTCGTCGACGCCGCCAATGAGGCGCGCAGCCTCGTCACGGCCCACGTTCCAGATGCGCGTCGTGACGCTGCCCGCGTCGGCCTTGAAGGCCCCCGTCTCAATCTGCTTCACGACGGTGCGCGCGACGACTTCGCCGGCGCTGCCTCCCGTGCGCACGACGTCGACGGCCTCGCGCTCGAGCTCGCCACGCAGCCGCGCCACCATGCGACGCACCAGCCCCTTCTCGGACTGCTGCACCACCTGCTCGGCCTTCACGACGGCCTCGTCGAGCTCTTCCTCTTCCTGCATCTTCACCAGGCGCTGCGGGACGGTGGCGCGCAGCTCCTTCGCCACCTGACGCGCACCCAGCTGGCGCAGCTGCGCGTGGTACTCGGTCACGGCCTTCTCGAGGCGCGCGGTGTCGAACTGCATGGTGGCGACTTCGTCGGGGTTGCCGTCCTGCATCGCCGCGGTGATGGCGGGGCCAGCGGCCACCAGCATCTCCGCGATGATGGGGCGCACGCGCTGCTCGAACTCCACCGGCGCCGCGTCGAGCGCCTGCGCCATGGCGACGAGGTCAAGCTTCATCTCCGACGGGCGGAGCGGCCGCGAGGGCACGAAGGGGCGCGCGCTCATCTTCTTGGGCGCGTCGTCGACCTCTTCGCCCTCGTCTTCGTCTTCTTCGGCTTGCTCACCTGCACCACCGAAGGGCGGGGCCATGACGGGCGCGCGGGCCGCCTTCGCCTCGAGGGCCTCTTCGCGTGCCTCGTGGTCGATGGGCGCGAAGCCGAGGTCCTCACGCACCACGTTCTCATCATCGAGCGTGACGGTGAGGAGTCCCGTGGCCACGGCCTTCGTTGCAGCGTCGAGGCGCGCACCAGGCGACAGCTGCGGGCGCTTCAGCGTGATGGTCAGCTTCGGGTACTCGCTCTGCGGCCCGAAGTTGGCGTCCACCAGCTTCTTGACGGCGCCCGTGTACGCGCGCGAGCCGACGCCGTTCCACACGGCCTCCAGCTCCGAGACGACACCCTGCACGAAGGCGAAGCTCTGCCCGTCGTGCGTGTCGCCGACAGCACGAGAGCCCGTGCCGTTGATGCCGAGCGACAACTGCTGCGCCTGCACGATGGTGAGGATGCAGGAGCCGAGCTGCTGCCACGCGTCGAGCACGTGGCCCTTGTTCGCGCCGGGCGAGTACACCCACTCGATGCTCCAGCCGAAGGGCATCACCACCGCGGCGTTCTCGTGGAACACCAGATTCTCGAGCAGGCGCTGCAGCTTCTTGCGCTGGCCGTCCGTCAGCTTCGCGGCACGGTCCGACGACGAGACGGCCGTGGGAATGCCCGCGCCCTCGCGCACGAGACTGATGCCCGCCAGCTTGAGCAGCTGCTCCTGAATCTTCGCGAGGTACCAGACAGGGCGCCACACGCTGTAGCCGGCGAAGTTGTTGCCCCGCCGCTTCCAGCTGAAGAGGGCCAGCTTCGCCGCGGGGATGTCGTACGTGCCCCACGCGCCGGTGTCGTCGGGCCCCTGCTGGCGAACGAAGGAGAGCTCTCCGCCCGCGAGGTGCCAGCCCTGATGCGCCACCGTCGAGGGCAGGCGCTCGGCCATGCGCACGATGCCGAGGCCGCGGCCACCGGGCAGCGTCTCGTGCTGCACGTCGTCCCACACCAACTCGTGCAGCGAGAAGCCGGGCGTCAGGCCTTCGGTCATCTGCTGATTCACCGCAGCGACACCGGGCTCCATCTTCTCGGTGAGGGCCCACTTCACGAAGTCGGCGTGTCGCTGCCCGTCGGCCACCTTCTCCGAGGCCTTCACGCCGATGCGCGCGTCGCGGATGTGCCCGCCGATGAAGTCCATCCCCATCGCGACGAAGGGGTTGGTGCGGAGCAACTTCTCGTACTCGCCCCAGCTGCGAGAGCCGGGCGTGCCGTACGCGGCTTCGTGCAACAGGCGGTTGTTGTTCTCCGCCTGAATGTCGCCGGAGTAGTTGCCGATGCCGTCGACGCCGAGTTCGCCCGGCAGGGGCGCTTCGGGCGCAGGGGCACCCGCAGCCAAGCGCGTCACACGGCCCTTGCTGGCGCTTCGCTTGGTGCCCACGTCGCGAAGCTGCGACGTGAGTGGACCGCCGAGCTACACCCTCAGAGGTCCATGTCTCGCAGGTACTCCTTGCCGGGCAGCTTGCGGGGCTTTGTTCCGATTTTCGCGTCGCTCTCGTTGTCGAGCTCATCGAAGGCTGCGACGGCTGCGTCGATGAAGTCGTCGCGCTTGTCGTTGACGCCGGTGAAGGCCGCGTGCTCCGCGAGGAAGTCGTTGAGCCAGGGCGCGTGCTTCGGCACCAGCACGTGCCCGCGATTCCACGCCGCCGAGTACCGCTGCGCGCGGATGAACTTGTCCTCCTTCGCGATTTCCCCGCGCACCGGGATGGCGTTGTCGCCGTCGTCGAGCAGCTCTGCGGCACCCGACTCGGACGATGCGACGTACCAGCGCCACGTCATCGTCGGCTCGGCGTCATGCACGGTGCGAAGCCGCGCCTTGAAGTGCGCCATCGGTGCGCGGCCGCGCCACGCGTCGACGACGTAGAAGTACTTCCCGCTGCGCACCATCTTCACGAAGGCGCTGAAGTCGGCGCGCTTCTTCTGCGAGTACGCCGAGTCGACGCCGCCCGCAGCCCGGTACACTTCGGGCGCCGTCGACCATGCGTGCGGGTCCTCGAAGAGGCGCTCGCCTCGGACGCGGGGCTGGCCCTGGTACAGCGACGCCGCGGTGTACTCGCCGACCTCCTCGAGCCGCGCGCGCATCGCCTCGGTGGGCCATCGCTCCGGCCACAGCGCGGTGCCTGATTCTTCGTCGGGGACGCGCACGCCGTCGACGTCGCGACCAAGCGCGGGGAGGTTGATGTTCTCGAAGCCCTCGTTGGCGACGAGCTGGCCGATGAGGTCGTCCGGGTGCCAACGCGTCGCGAAGACGAAGACGCTCCCGCCCGGCTCGATGCGCGTCATGAGCACGTCGCGGAACCAGTCCATGAGGCGGTCGCGGTAGATGGCCGACTCCGCCTCGAGTCGATTCTTCGTCGGGTCATCAACGATGGCGATGTCGACACCGAAGCCGGTGAGGGGGCCACCGACACCGCCTGCGAGAAGCCCGCCACCCTCGGGCGTGCGCCACTCGTTGATGTTGCCCTCGATGAGCAGGCCCTCGGCCTTGCATAGCGCGCGCGCCTTGCGGCTGCCCTTGCGCGAGAGGCGTTCGCCGTACGTCGAGTAGCTGAGCGTCAGCTCGGGGCGACGTCGCAGCGCGAAGGCGGGGACGTGAAAGACGCTCTCGCTCTTCGCGTGCCGTGGCGGTGCAGAGCAGCACACGCGCTGCGGCACGCCTTCGACGGCCAGCTCGAACCGACGCAGCAACGGCGCGAGGTGCGTGGGCGGGAGGAACTTCGGCGACAGCTTCGGAATGAAGCGCACGAGGTCGCGCAGCTCGAGCTCTGCCTCAAGCTCGGCTGCATCAGGCACGCCCTCGAGTTGCAGCACGTCGCTCACGTCGACTCGCGGGCCTTCTGGATGGCGATGAGCATGGCCAGCTCGTCCTTGCTGAGCCTCTTCGGGTCGATGACGAGGGTGCGCAGCGGCTTGCCGTCGGGGTCTCCCACCAGCAGAGTCTGCGCATCGGGCATGGTCTTCTTGAGCAGCCCGAGCACGATGCTGCCGGCCGTCTTGAGGTCGCCCATCGCCTCGGCCTTCTCTGCGAGGTCCTTCGCCTTCTCGTAGAGCACGAGGGTGTCGGCCGCGAGCGCCTCCTTCAGCTCCGAGGGCAGCTTCGGTCGGCCGCCCGGGTTGCCCGACTCGCCGGGCTTGAAGGGCTTCCCTCGCTTCGCTGTTTTCCCGCTGTTCTCAGCCACAACGCACCTCGCCCTTTCGTGCCACCCGTCCGAACGTCTGCCCGGTGTTGCGCCAGGCTCGACCAGTCACCAGCTGCTGCCACACGCGCGAGGCCAGCACCTTGCTCCGGCTGCACCCGAGTCGCTTCGCCGTGTCGCGCGTCGACTCGCCCTCGGCGAAGGCCTTGGCCACCTCGTTGTCGAACTGCCGCACGCGCTTGCTTCGCTCGAGCGCTGCGTCTCGCGCGTCTTCTCGGCGGCGCTCGTCTTCTCGTCGGCTCATGCGCGCCTCCACACCAGCAGGGCTGAGGGGAAGTCGGCGCTGCCCACTGCCACGCCGTTGGACCCAGGCTGCGCGTACGCCTGACGCCCGGGTGGGAAGTAGCAGTCGAGCCGGTGGCCGAATTGTTTGGCGCGACCGTCGCGGAAGGGCTCAACGAGCTCTTGCCAGAAGGGCTGCTCGTGCCGGTTGCCGGGGAGAACGAAGGCGATGATCAGATCGATGCCGAATCGCATGGCTCCGGCGAGCGTCTCCAAGACCTTCAAGAGCCACGCTTCGATGTCGTCGAAGGGAGGGTTCACGAAGATGCACCACGTCCAGACAGGCGGGTGGCGATGCTGGCCCTGAAAGCCCGGCGGCAACCACGACTGCGCGAGCCCATC